TGTACCCATGATCGAAGAGTGCCGTTCATATAAAGCCTACTTTCTATATTACCTTCTGGAAGCACTGCTCTAGCTTGTTCTTTAGCAATCCCGTTTTCAATAGCCCAACGATATGCTTTTTGAACTTGTTCAATTATCGTAAGTTGTTTATGGTGCCAAGTTTCTTTTATTCTGACATCATCAGTTTCTACACTATTTTGTCTGTTTTTAGTATCTTGAAGTCTTGCCTCTCTTGTAGTGAAATTCAAATCTTTAGTGGGATCAGCATATCTTTGGCTGAACTCTTGAAAAGAGAATGAGCGATGTCTTAAAATTTGCCTTGCGATATCTCTAGTAGTTTCAATCTCTAAACAAACACTAGCCATCTCTAAAGGAGACCAATGTCCATGTTTAATTAAATAGCGAATTAGTTTTTCGCTTGTTTCGTTATTCATTTGATTATCTGGATTAGACACTCTTGCACAATATGCAATTAAATTTTGTACATTAGTTTCCGGCTCCGGTCCTATTGGAGTACGCGAATGTGATATTAATTTTACGTTCATAGTCTTAGCCAAGTCCTTAATCTCTTATTTAAATCTCTTAGTTCTTTAGTCATATATGTTACAGCAAACAACATTACATTGCCTAATAAGATAAAAAACAACTGTGATAAAGTAATTTTCTCAATATAAAATAAATAAATTTCTATCAACAAAAGTTCTACATTTATTTTAAATAACCAAAATATAGGATCTTTTAACTTATCTAATACCACTACTTCCAAATCCCCCTCTAGTAACCACCAATTGTTCGGTAGAATTATCGTCTAATGAAATAGTATCTTTTTTATTTTTAGTGATACCTCTTTCTTTCATTTTTTCCTCTTGAACCCAACGATTTCCTTGTGATAAAACTACGCTAGTTTCTATTGCGTCTACATACTCAAAAGAAACTAAAGGAACAGGTCTGAAACAAGCTTGAGCAATTCTATCTCCTTGAGCAACCATAAAAGTTTCTTTCCCTGAGTTATATAAAATTACTTTAACCTCATTTCTATATGCAAAATCTACAGTACCGGGGCTATTAACAATCATAATCCCGTTTTTAAATGATAAACCACTTCTAGGCCTAATTTGTATTTCCCAATATGGTTCATCTATTTGAAAATATAGTCCTGTCCCAACAATTGCTCGTTCGTTTGGCTCGATCCAAATATCTTCTTCTTCACAGGCTCTTAAATCATAGCCCGCATCAAAAGGATATTGTTGTTGTAGGTTCCATGTAATTCCAAATTTTTCTTCTAACTGTTTCGCTAGTTCACTTTTTTCAATTTTAACACTAAGCTGTAACACCTTGTAACTCCTCCCAAGCTTCTTCCCCGTATTTACCACACTTAATAGATTCTTCATTGTGCTCTTTTAGAGTGATTAATCTTTGGTTTCGTAAGAGTAGCTCTTTACTTTGATTTAGGTTTTTTAAGAACTTTGATTTTGCAGGAGTAATAGGTAAAGCATTTAATAAATTTTCAAGAGTTTTGTGCTCTCTTGCTAATGCTTGTGCTCTTTTAGGACCAATTCCCTCTACCCCTAATATATTGTCACTTTTATCCCCCTCAATTATTCTAGATAGCATATATTCTTCGGGAGTTACGTGGTACTCTTCTAGTAGTGTGTCTATATCAATCTCTTTTCTTGAAAACATATTAAATATAGAAGTACTACTACTAATTAGCTGAAATAAATCTCGGTCACTTGAGACAACCCATGTATGTTCAAAAGACTTTCCGATATTATTTACTAAGTAAGCGATAATATCATCAGCTTCTACACCTCTAAATTTATAATTTTCAAAAGGGATTTGATCAGGAATATCATTGAGACAAGAGAAAAACTTATCAAATTTTTCTATAGTTTCTGGGTCGGTTGGTTTTTTTCTGTTTGCTTTATAAGTATCTAAAAGATCATTTCTATAGTAGCTTCGACCAAAATCGAAACACACAATAATTCTCCTAGCGCGATAGCTTTTACCTAAACTCTCAATAGTTCTAGTAAAATCATCAGTAAAATTATCCACATTTTTTCTTTGAAGCCATCTAAATGCCAAGTTATTAGCATCAATTAATAATAGATTAGTTGCGGCAGCAGTGGCATTCTCTACTTCCGCTAAATCATTCCAAGTTTTTGTATTCATTGGTTTTCCTTTCTGTATATATTTTATTATACTACAAAACCTATATACAGTCAAGAAGTATTGTTCTTACTTTGCTTTTCTACTCAAATCCAAAGTCACACAATGAAAACCACCACTAATAATTCTATCATGTCTTAGTTCTAAAGGAATGACCTCAATTTTATGTTTATTTAACTCTTCTATTAACTGTTTTTGTTTTCTGTCTACTATTGCTAAATTTGGGTTCACGCTCAAAAGATTTAATCCTATCCACGCACTTGCCGCCCAAGGAACATCATATTTTTTCGGAGCAGAATAGCATTCATCAATCCATATTTTATCCCAAGATTTAAATAGCTCTGGTTGGTTATCTTCTGTAACTCTACTAGCATTGTATAAAACTAATCCCTCTCTTAGAGGAATAATAGTGCTATCTAAATGCGCATAAGAGTATAAGTCATGTAAAATATGTACCTTATACTGATTACCTAAAATTTCTTGTAACCAATGTCCCCCTAATTCGTTTCCTGTGTTACTTATTTGATAAAGAATATCGTTATTAATTTTCATACAATTTGCAGCTTCAAACATAGGTTCTTTATTTAAAAGTGTAGGTTTTCTATCTATATCATCCGTTTGGTAATTTTCATCACTAAAGCTAGGTCTTGCTGCCTTTATCCAATCGTATCCTTTTTCTTCATAATATTTTCTAAATATATATTGATAAGCCTTAGTTTCATTTTTTCTGTTTTCAATTGGGGAAGGAGTTTCTATTATTTTATTACCTATTACTAAAGTTAAATCTCTTGGACAGTGCCAATGCCAATCAAAAAGTGTGTTTACATCTATTTCAGGTCTATAAACTTTTACTCCTAATTGCTCTAAGGTTTTAGATAGAATTTCTAGATCGTCAATTTGCTCTCTTAAAATTTCTTGTCTCCAAGTGCCCACCAGTGTTTTAATATATTCTTTCTCATACTCTGGGTATACACAACTCATAAGACTCCTTGTTGGGGTGGGTATCTTACTTCCGTCTGCTGCACCTACTATAACTTCTTCTAAATGATCCCACTCATTATTACAATTACTCATTCATTCTCCCATCCCAAACTCTAGAAAAACATAACCTATTCGTATCATTCCCTCGGTTGTAAGTTGGGTACTGATTTAATTTGTCAATACCAAAATATACACAAGGCGAAACCTCTACTTTATAATTACTACAATAGTAATCTTGTGCGTCTCTATATTTGTCGTAAATATAATTAGCTGAAAATTCTTTCATCATCTTTGCACCTAAATGTGCGCTCATCAAATTTATATAATTATAGTTGTTTTCGTTCACTACATAAAGTTGATCTTCAAACATTTTTCTTTGAAGACGAATACCTATTCGGTGATGCTCTACAGGAAATATTTTTGACAAAGATGATACAACATACTCAATACAAGGATGTTCTAAATTTATAGTCAGCCCTTTTGCTATATTGATATATGCTAGGTCAATCATGACGGGCACATTTTTTTCATCACAAGCATTTAAAAGATTTTCTAAATAGCTAGGAACATCTCCTGTATCAGAGAAGGGCACACTAATCAATACTACATCACCTTGCTTTATTTCTTCTTCACTCAACCATGCAAAATTGTCATACCACAATCCGTGCATCATTTGGTGATAAAAGTATTCTCCTTCGGCAAGCCTTAGCTTCTTATTTCTGTATCGGATATAAAATTGCGCAAAAGACTCTGTTGTGCCCTGTGTAAAACAAGCATGAGTATATTTCTCAATCCCAATTAAATTGTGGGTTGAAGGCATCCACTCCATATATGTGTTAAGAAATTCTTTTCGTATATCATCTGGATTTCTCTTTTGCCAAGATAAATCCTTAATAATATTGTTTTTATATTCTACCGTTTCAACATCATAGACGCTATAGGCACCCCCAAAAGGTTTGTCTTTATTGTCCGGCAGATTTGTGTAACGTGTCACCATAATAAAATCCTGATATTTGTAATGTGTACTTGTCCTCTAGTCCAGCATTTGCAGATAAATGTACCACTTGGTTATTTAATATATAACCTTCATTAGCTTTCCAATGTGTGCAAGGTTTTTCATCAAACTCTAGATAGTGACCCGATTTCCAATCTTCTAGAAATATATTTGCCCTAACCTTCATACTCTTCCTATCTGGAAATTCTGTAGTAATTTTGTGAAACATATCTCTATGTTTTGGTATGATGTTACCTGGCTCTTGTTTAATTACAGATACAGAAACTACTTCTATATTTGTCTGTTTACCAAGCTCTTCATAGTCAACTTCATCTCTTTCAAAGAATTTTTGGTGAATGGCAGTGTTGTCTAACACTAGAGAGTCAGGCATTTTGTTGTCTGGGTGTAAGTCTACCTGTTCTGTTTTTTGATGTTGGATACAAGAACACCGATAGTCTTCCCAATTTACATTGAAGAAGACTTCAGTATCCATATTAATTTTAATAGGTTCTAAAATTCTAAACATCTCTTTATATAGTCTAATCCTTCTCTAGAATCAAGTAAAAAATTTTCATCACAAAATAGGACATGTATGTCTTTGTCCATACACTGTTCAAATAACTCTATCCTTCTATTTATTGAACTGCTTAAGCCGTGCATACTTAACAACGCGATTCCTTCTACCTCTGTCTCATTGATAAAAAATTCTAGGTGTGGATTCCAATCTGTAAGAGTATATTCATTATGCCACCCCACTGGTTTTGCACCTAATTTATCTACATAGTTCTCTATAAAGCTTCTCGCTATATAAAACGGCATGGTTCCAAGATAATCACCAGCAGGATCATTGAACACAATCCAACGTCTATTTGTGTCTATCTCTGGTGCTTCAACTAGGTTACCGGGAAACCTGAAATAACTACCAGGTTTACGATAACCATATTTTGC